GTATCGTAGAGAGATACCCATTTGTACCCCTGATATGCTACTTTGAACCTTCAATATGGATGGCCTCGCAGCGTGTCCAAGGCATTTCAGCCTCTGAATATTCTAATCAAAGACAGTTCAACAAGCGTCACATGAAGATCCAGGACATGTTTGATGGTGTCATTTCTACAGGCTACAAGTACCTCATTGGATCAGTTGATGACCCAGACGAGCTATTGCAGTCAGGACAAAGCAGACTTATCGGCATCGATCCCGAGTCACCAGCTGGTATCAATTCAGTGGTGGAGTTAAACGGTATCAATGTACCTCAGTCCCTTCTTGAGTATGCGAAAGTATTAGATGACCTATCGATTACCCTAGCTAACCTAAATGAGTCCAGCCTTGGTATTGATCAGGGTGGTAACACTCAGATCTCAGGCAAGCTTGCAGAGGTAAGAGTTGCACAAGGACTACGGTCTAACAGGAAGATCTTTGATAACATCGAGACCTCCCAGCAGATCCTTGGGGGTATCATCCTAGAATGTATGCAGAATACTATGCCAGTTGGTAAGGTTGAGCGGATCTTAGGTGAGAGTCCTACCGAGCAATTCTATGACAACAACTTTGAGCAGTTCGATGCAGTCATTAAAGCAGGTGTTCGTTCCAAGTCACAGAAAGATGCCTACTACTTCGAGCTTAAAGAGCTTGCCAAGGATCAATTGGTGGACGTACCTCAGACAGCCTTTATTGATGCCCTTCAAATGTCTGGTATCGATGACCTGAAAAAACACATCCAAGCACAAGAAGAGAAGCAAGCCGAGCAACAAGAGAAGATCAACGAGCAAGAGAAGATGGCCCTTGAATTGGCTAACTCTCAGAAGATCTCTAACCTAGCGTTAGCTAAAGAGAGAGAGGCTAGGGTGCTTGCAGATATTGGACTAGCAGAAGAGCGACATTCTGAAGCCAGTTCCAACCTTGCAGATGCAGTACTTGCAAGATCAAAAGCTATAGTGGAGCTGTCCCAACTGAAAGACGATCACATCATTAAGATTGCTGAGTTCATAGAACGCTTTCATGGTAAGGAAGAGGCAGCTCTTGAAAAAGTTTCTCAGGCAACTGAGGATAAGGCTGCGGTGATTGATGCTAAAGAGGAGATCAAGCAACAGATTGACACTCTTGGTGCACCAGAGCAGCAAAACCCCGAAAACAAGGTATAGGAGGTCTATATGAAAGATTCTAAAGGTGCTATGATGGATAGCGGTAAAGGAATGTATAGCTACAAAGACAATCCTCTCAAGCCTGCAAAACAAGTTAAGCCCGAGTGCGGTCCTGGTGGAAACCCTGACCAAAAGAAGGCAAACATGCTTTTACAAAAAGCTTGCAGAAATGATGAAAGTCTACGTGGTAAGTCGGGTATGTAATGAAGTTGATGAAGTGTCCAGAATCAGGATTAATGCTTCCCTCTAGTACCATAGATCAGAAGATAGCCCTTAAGAAGGTTATCGATGAATATGTAGAGAAGGCTGTTAACATGCACCAGCATCTTAGCTATCCTTACTTCCTGGTATTTCATGCTAAGTTTAGTACCCTCAATCCAGACGAGTTCGAGATAGATGCCCCAGTAGTATCTATAACACTCCCAGCCTTTACCTCTAACCAGATGGTATTTTGGGTGTGCAATAGATCAGGCATATGCGAGTTGTTGTGGATTGTCCCTCCCAAGCGACCCGGGGAGAAAAAACTAAAGGTCGAGTTCAATACAAAAGGTGTCGCCTACCTACAAGCAAAGGGTGCAATGCCATCGAACACGGCTTAAAAGAGTTTGTTATCGGACGTAGACCGTATCTACGACAACCAGGAGAAAGTAATGACCGAGGAAAACCCTGAACCTCAAGACCAAGATACGCAAGTAGCAGTAGTAGATGAAGAGACTACCCAAGATGTACCCGAAGATTCGCATGATGAAAATCATGAGGAGACTAGTGGTAAGAAGATGGTCCCTCTAACAGCCTTGAAGAAGTCAAGGAAGAGGGCCCAAGAGCTTCAAGAGGAGTTAGACTTTTATAAGAAGAAAGCCGAAGCCCCTGTTGAAGAGGATTTCTCTAAATACGAAACTGTTACCCGTGAAGAGCTTGGCAAGACGACTATAGAAATTAAGCGAGATATTCGTGAAACGGATTGGGCAGAGCGTAATCCCGAAAAAGCGAAACTCGTTCAAGATGAATTAGAAGGATTTTTAAAGGGGAGACCCAATTTAATTTCGGCAATCCAAAGCTCGGGGAATAGATTACAAGAGTCATATGAATTGATGTCAGCCTTATCGCCAAAGCAAAGGGCAAAGGTTAAAGCGGAACCTGCACAAAGAGATAGTCCAGGGGCCCCAGGAACCATACCTAAAGCAGCAGCGTTGAATGAAGCAACAGATGTCATGAATATGGACGATAAAGAGTTTCGTGAGTGGAGGAAGAATAAAAGACGGCGTTGATTGAGTCTCCTATAAAAGGAGAATTATGTCAGTAACAACCACAGCTAATTATGGATCTATGGCCGACAAATGGGCACATAGAGCCTTGTTGCAGCGTTCAAAGCCTAGGAACGTCCACAACCTTTTTGGTAGAGCTTTTAGCCTACCCCAAAAGAACACGGACACTATGGCTTTTCGTCGTCAAGAAAACCTAAACAGTGACCCTGTTGTACTACCTGAAGATGCTGATCCTGCTCCCGAGCAAGTTCAAAAGTTTGATATCAATGTAACTGTGCAAGAGTTTGGAAAAGTTGTCTTGCTATCTCGTAAGGTTCTACTCGTTGTTGAAGACGATACAGCCTATGAGACTGCGGATAATTTATCTCAGTGCATGCATACTATGTTGGATAAAGTAACACGTGATGTTTGGGCCTCTGCCACACCGCAGATCTCGTGCCTAAACGGATCAAACGGGAACCCCATTACGGAGCTAACCCAAGACGACTGGGATCGTGCTATCGCTTATCTTGATGATAACGACACCGAGAAGATGACCCCTATCGTGGAAGGTACCTCACGTTTCGGAACAGGTCCTATTGAAGAAGCCTTCTGGGTTGCATGTCACGTAAATCTAAAGCCCGACATCAGAGCTTTAGACGAGTTCGTGCCTACAGCTAAATATGGTTCTCAAGAGGCTGTACTACAAGCCGAATTTGGATCTGTTCAAGAAGGAAGAGTTGTAACGTCTACTCTTGTTAATAAGAGCTCAGATAGCCCACCACAATACAGCAATACTTTCGTAGGTGCTAACGCCTATGGATACGTTGAGTTAGACGAAGTAGCTACAGAAATGATCTTGAAGCCGCTTGGCTTTAATGATTACCTGAACCGCTTTCAGTCAATGGGATTCTCTGCATTCTTTAATGCAGCTATCTTAGACGATTCACACATCGTAACATTGCTATCGACTAAAGCATAAAGGAGACCATATGTCAGATTTATTTGAAGGCCAAACCATGACCTACAGAGGTCAGTTCGAGTTTGATACAGCCACAGCTTTCACTTTCACTCTTCCTTTCCAGGCAGACAAAGTGCAAGTGTATAACTACACATCTTTCGCAGATACAGGAGCCGAACCAGTGTCACTATGGTTCCGTGGTATGCCAGCTGGAGATGCAATGCAATGGCAGCGTATCATTGCAGACGGAGGTTCAGCACCTAACCTACTGTTGGAAACGACAAATGGGTTTACCGTTGCTGATACCGCTGGTGGGGTAACAGCTTACCGTGCATCTATCAGTGGCGTTTCAGCAGCTGATCCTTGCGTGGTAACTACATCAGGAAACCATGGGTATTCTACTGGTCAGATCATCAGGATCACCGACCTTGGACCCGTGGGCCCGAATGCAACTGATAGAGGCATGGATGAGTTGAACAACAATCGTTATAAGATCGTTGTTCTAAGTGCGACATCATTCTCACTACAAGACCCTGTGTCTGGTGAAGATGTAGACTCCTCAGCCTTTGTTGCATGGGTAGCTGGTGGTAACATAGTTCTGGAGACTCGAGTGATCGGTGATCCAGAGGCATACGCTTACCTCGACATCATCTACAAGTTGACGTTTGGTACTGCTATCTTTGGTGGTGCTTCAGACGGAGACATCTTCTACTTTGAGGCCATGAAGTATGGCCAGGTAGTTGATCTGGGTGATCTAGCTGCGTTAAGATAAGCTAATGGGAGGGGACATTTGTCCCTTCCCTTTTTTTGAAAGGAGATTATGACAGGTCAAGCAGTAGAAAGAGCGAGCATTTCAGGGATCTCTAACGCAGAGCGTTGTGAGATTACCGCATCCGCTGCTCATGGGCTCACTACTGAAGACAGGGTAAGGGTTACTGACATAGGGAATGTCGGTCCTAATTCCGCAAATAGGGGTTTTGAAAACATTGTTAATAAGAGGTTCGTAATAGTAGTCACATCTACCACAACATTTCTAATCAAAGATGAGATTACCAACGAATATATTGATTCAACGAATTACACTCCCTATGTATCAGGGGGTTATGCAACAAAAGAACAAACTCAATTTGTGTATGAAGGAGACTAACCATGCCACGTAAAAAGAAGACAGAGACTACTCTAGTCGCTAAAGTAGAGACTAAAGTAGCAAAGCCCAAAGTAGTAAAGAAAGACATCATCGGTGAGATCATAGAGAGAACTCCTCAAGATGTTCTTGCAGACATCAAGCTCAATAGCTTTGAAGCGTATCTTGAATACAATGCAAAGGCTAGAAGGTTGAATAAGTCGCTAGGCTTATGCCGATACCCTATCAAGCCATGTCCTCAAGAGCTGCATCCCACACAGAGAATCATATTTAACAGAAATGACCAACCAACCAATCCATTGCCTGTATACCTACGCAATCACTTGATTGAGTACAAAGAGACGCTGATACCTGGGAAGACCTACGATATTCCTTACTGCGTCATTGAGTACCTACAAGAGAAGGGTGTACCAGTCTGGAAGTGGTATGATAACCCAGACGGTTCCAAGGAAACACGTATCTCCCATAAAGAGCCACGTTTTGCCCTAAGAACGGTCTTTAGCGAGGCATAAGATGAGAGATTGGGAAGACTGTCTTAGAATCATGAGACTAGCAACTAGGAGACGGAACTCTAATGATCCAGACTCTAGTGATACTGTCATGTACCAATATTTGAAGGACTTTTACAGCCTAACCATGCCTAATGACGTGAAGTTATTTGAATCATTTGGCACGTTAGAGTTTCAGGTAGATGAGACAGTTGTAGATGGAGTGTATACTTTCAATGACGTTGGAGCTTCTGAGGAGTTTATCAATATCTCGGTAGAAGGATTTGTTTCATTAGCTACGCAGCCAACTGATTCAGCATCTTGGAATAGACTAAATATCTACCAAGATCCTAAGCAGTTCTATGATAAATGGGGTGTTAATAACTATCAGGTCCTCACTCCTGGTTATCCCACAGATATGCTGTTTTACGGGAATCAGTTGGTCGTGCGTACTATCCCTGACCAGGGTTACATCATCCAAATCTATGGGTACACAAAGAACATGGATTTTGACACAGAGAATGATCCACAGCTTCCATTCGACTGGTGGATGCGTTATATAGCCTATGGAGCTGCCAGGGAATATGCCATTGATTACAACCTAGGCGCTGAGACCAAAGGTGCTATTCAAGGTGAGTTTCAGAGACAGAAGAAGCACATGCTTACTAGGACTCACAATCAAGTGAAAAATCAAAGAGCAAAGCCAAGATTTTAAAAGGAAAAACAAATGAGTTACACACTCCCAGCCATTGATGGAACAAAGTCCGTAGCCTTCAATAAGACCTCCCAGAACAACAACTGGACGTACATACAGACTAAGCAGCGTTTGGATCACTATTGGAACGAGGATGCAGACCAAGACGGACATCACCGTGTTGTGCAGATGACGGTATCAGATCCAGCCCCTGCAATCGCTACCGCTATGCAAGCAGTCTACTACACATTTGAGACTACAGACGGTCGTAACGAGGGATACTTTCGCAATTCAGACAATATCTATCAGTATACTCCTTCCTTTAAGTTTGGAACCAAACTTATAGATCTAACTAGCTACATAGATTTAGTTGCAGTTCCAGAGAATGTTTATGGAGACCTCTTCATGTGGCAAACTACCCAAGGTAAGACTACTCTTCAAACAGCTTCTTTTAGAAGTGATGGATCTAATGTAGAAACATGGGGATATTTGATGAGGAACCAAGGAAGCGATGGAGCTTACAATCTAAAGTTTGGGAATGGCTCAAACAAGCTAGCCTTAAATATCAGAGTAGCAAGAGACACTGCTTCAAGTGCTACTTGGAATTATCGAATCACTTACAGAGATATGTAGTCAATGACCTCTCCCTAAAGGAAGAGGCTTGCCCGTAGCAGATGCTCGGGTTTCAGCGCACATTGACAGGTGCGCACCGCCCCGTAGGACGGCAAAACGAGACAAAATATTAAGAGAGGCATTACGATCAGAACAATCATGATGAGAACAAGAAGAACAATTAAATCTAGAGCCTATGCGGTCACCAAGCAAACCACATTGATTGCAAATTTGGCTTGTGTACGCAGGGTCGACGAAGGCTATAGCCAATCCGTCCCTTTCAGCTCTATTTGTTACACTTTGTATCATCAGATTGTAGCAGAATGTGTTCAGCTTTCTTCTTATGCCCTTTCGAATATGCTCTTTCTTAGAAGATCTTTTAATTTTAAGATCCTCAAATACAAGCACAGCATTCTCGGGAGCCCATTTGCAAAGCTTAGAAGCCATCTCTCTACAAAACGTTTTTGTCCTATTACGTTGTTTCCCCGACAGACTTTTCAGGACACGACGCACAGAACGTGTATCTTTGCCCAGTTCCTTTTTCGAGGATTTTTTGGATTGTATTCTAGCTCTTGTTTTTCTAGTACGAGCTCTACTTTTAATGAGTGGGCTACCAGAAATAACAAGAGTATCTTTTTTAGTCGAAGCCACCAAAGCATTCTTGATCCCAAGGTCAATACCGACAGGAATAATTGCTTTAGGTTCTTTAACTTCAAGAGTCACACAGAGAAACCCTTTCCCGTCCAGACCAATATTAATCGAATCAATGCTAGAGGCTTTAGAGAAATCGGTCTGAAATGCTTCAGGTATTTTAAATCCAACCTTTTTTCTGCCTTTAATAGTAGAAATCGAAAGTTTTCCGCATTTAGAAAACGAAGCGTCACGCCCTCTTTTCCCTATAAGGAACAAAGATTTTTTGCGACGAAAGATAAAAGGGCGTTGAGCAGGTCTTTTATTAGCTTTAGCAGATTGATAAGCACCTGCCACCAATCGTATAGCAGAGCATTTAAGTTGAGCAGTAAGTTGAGATTTTACAGAATGATATACCGACTTGTGAAGATTCAAGGCATTTTTAGGTGCTCCTTCGTTAAAGCAATCAACAGAGATATCTTTTTGGAAGCGGTTAAATTCCTCAATCGTTTCAATGAGATCATCAGACTTTTCAAGAGTTATCGGTATACTTCTTTGTATCAACATACTAGAATCATACCACTAAACAAGAATATTAATCAAGTTATATGGAGGACACATTTCCTCTCCGCCCTGAAGGACGGAGTCCCCGTGTGTGCATAAGATGGAAATATACGAGATTACAGGTGAAGCGACAGGGGTATCGAAAGAGGGAGTTAACTATCTCCAGCCTTCTGATTCTTTTGAAGAGGTCAATAATGGATTCATTCACCGCCAAGTGCTTCAGTCTCGTAGAGGATTCTCTTTATTTGCTCCCAGGTTAGATCCGACAGGTACCTTCCCTATGGGTCTTCCTACCAGGGTAACAGGTATCTTTGAGCACATCCTACCTACTGGAGCAAGACAGCTCCTAGTCACGGACATGAACTACATGTATCTCTACAACACTACAACAGCTGTCTTTGATGTTATTCCCTTCGCTGGAGGTCTGTCTCCTATGAGTGGGTATGCAGGTTTTGATATATCAAGTAACGATGGATATATCTCAGGAGCCTCATATCCTACAGGATTAAATGATGCCAGGTTCGTCTTTACAGGGAAGGGAGTCACCGCTAATTCAGCTGGTTCATCTATCTTCTTTTACGATGGTACCGAGATCTTAGACTACACAAATACTGCTAATGACAATCCTGATTACACGATACCTACAGCAGGGAAACTCCATAGAGCTACACATGTCATAGGCTTTGGTGAAAGGCTGAACTTCATCGTACCAGAGATTGTAGGCCCTACAGTAGAGAGACAGAACCAAGGTATTCTTTATTCAGGCATACGCACCTCTGGTGGTAATGGTGATAAGTACAATATTTCAGGATCTGGACTTATCCTCCTTGATACAGCTGATCTTATCAAAGGTGCTACAATCCTAGGACAGTGGATACTATTAGGTCTAAATAACGGTCCCTGGACTCTTGAGAAGACAAGAGACCCCTTCAATCCCTATTACCCTAGAAAGATACCAGCAGTTATTGGAATAGACTCCAGTTTCTCCCTAGTGCAGTGGAAAGGACGTATTGAAGGAGTTGGCCAAGATGGAATGACAGGTACAGATGGAAGGAACTCACTTCGTACCGATAATAAGATTCCTTACTTCACTCAAGACAATATGAATCCTGGTGACTTTGATATGATCTATGGAGGGTTTGATCGAAAGAACGCCCAGTTCCTATTCAGTTACGTGAACCATGCCTCTGATAGTACTACTCAGGATAAGGTCTTAGCCCACAACTATGAAGAGAAGTCCTGGTCAACCTATGACATGCGATTCTCATGCTTCGGATTCACAGAAGTGGGCATTGATCTACCCTGGGATAGCATAGATGAAACCAATAATCCCTCATGGGCAGAATGGGACACCACAGAAGAAATATGGGACAAGATTGGTATAGGTGAAACCGTACCCAAAGCTCTAGCAGGTGATGACCTTGGATTCATCTACGAGCTAAACACAGACTTTGATGACTACGATGTTAATATCACAGGGATAAGCAGAGCTTCTCAAGCAATAGTATCAGTAGACGCTTCAGCCTTTAAAGCTGGAGATAGGGTTACTATATCGAGTGTGGTCGGCATGACACAGATTAACAACTTTGATCCAGCCTTAGACAATGATGAGTATCAAGCCTATACAGTGGTATCAGCAACTCCCACTGCGTTGACGATAAATGTAAACTCTACTGACTTCGATGCATGGGATAGTGGAGGCAGAATATCAAAGGTCATATCATACTCTGCGAGAACGAACCCTTTCAACCCTTATAGATCTAAAGGCAAGCGTTGCATCATTTCCATGGTAGAATTTCTATTAGATGTGAATGGTGGAAAGCTCTTTGTAGATGTCTATGTAGACGGAGAATCTACAGCCATTAAGCAAAATGTATTACTCAAGCCTACCCAGACAGGAAAGGCTAGGAATTGGGTAGAGTTAGCTGTCAATCAAGAAGCTGACTTCTTTACCTTTGTCTTTAGGCAAGAGAGCCCGTCAGTAGGTGTGAGGCAAACGTCTATGCGATTGCATATAGAAGAGGGCGGTCTATCTAGTGGCTAAGATCCCAGAAACGTACAATTTTGGTAATAGAGCAGATCTCACACAGGAGGAACTCTTTTGGGAGCTCCAGAGAATGTACACGGAATTAGCAGAGGCTATCAACAAGAAGCCAGATGTATACCAGCGTACCACTAATGGTTTAGTCTCAGATGTATTCTTGAGTAATGGCGACCTGAATATCAACACATCTACTCTAGCAGTAGAGATGCTAACAGAGCATACAGATCCTTCCAATGTCATATGGTCAGACCTTGGAGGCGGTGGATCTGGTGATCTATTAACCCTGTCACCTCCTTTGGGAACAGCACCAGTCGTCCCAAATGGAGCAGGAGACATTGCCTTCACTTCAACTGGTGCGACCATGAGCATCACAGGTGGCCTTAATACCATCAACTTTGATCTATCGAGTAGCTTTTCAAATACAGCCTTCAACGCTCAACTAAGTGCTACAGTCAATAATGTAACTGGGGATTCCACAGTTTATACAGTCATATTTGACGATGAGATTTATGATAACGAAAGTATTTATGACCCAAGCACAGGTATAGTAACTATTAAAGAAGCAGGTACTTATCTGTTTACAGGAAACATCCTTCTTAGTGGTACTAACAGTTCAGCCTTTACCGAAGGTATAGTAGATCTAAATACTACTGACAGAAACTATAGAATGTATCAGCTCTCGCCTTATGCGTGTCAGAGTTACAACGGTTCAATTTATCAAGCAGGAATGTTCTATTCTACCATATGTCGTATGGGAGTAGGAGATACCGCTTCTGTTTCAGTTTTAGTTGGCCCTGGTGGGGGTAAAACTATTGATATAGGCTATGGTTCAGGAACTGATCCCAGGACATTCTTTTCGGGAGCTAAATTGTTTGATTGAATATGATTAATTAGAAAATTAGGAGTAGTTATGGACCCTGCAACAATTACAGCAATATCAGCAGCCATCTCAGCAGCAGCCTCCGTAGGTGGTGGTATGTTAAGCAGCATGGGTGGCAAAGAAAGTAAGTCAGATAGAACCAGACGGAAAACAATTGACGAGGTTTTAGCATCTATATCAGGTGAAGGACAGTTTTCTGATATGTTTGGAACTAGCGAAGAAGGTTTCAATAAGCGCTTTATAAATCCAGCCATGTCGATATTTAACAACAAGGTAGCTCCACAGATCCAGCAGCAATATATGCAAGCTGGTCTCCAAAGAGGAAGTGGTATGGATAGTGCCCTGAATCAAGCAGGTGTTGACATGGACTCTATGTTAAACAGTCAGTTCATGGAATACATCCAGGGAGCTCAGAATAGAGGAGCTTCAGCCCTTCAAAATATTATGGGTGGATCAGGTGGACAAGGAGCGGGATTGAGCGGAGGACAGAGATTAGCCCAGAGTGCAGGTGGTTTCATGTCTGGTGACGGATTTGGACAATCAATCAAAGACATCTTAGGTGGTTTTGGCGATCAAGCACCAGCAGCACAATCTAAGGTAAGCCGACCTGGATATGAAGGAACTGGCGGTCTCGACATCGGTACACCAACTTAAAGGAGAATATTATGAGTGCCCCATCCCCATTTGAAGTTTCAAGAGCTATTAGCAACAACATGGGTGCTATGCAGCAGGACATGCGAGACACGAGGAATATAGATGATATTCTTACTCGAGCATCCAACTCAGATAACCCTGAAGAGATGCAGAAGTCTATTGTAGAGATTGTTTCTAAGGTATCACCTGACAGGCAACAGGCTGCTCTGGAAGTGATAAAAGGTAGAGTTGGACAGATTAAAGAGAAGAAGTCTAAGAAAGCCCACAATAATCTAGCTAGTAACATCCTGGCCTTAAATCCTGAGAACCCCACTAATCAGATGGTTTCTTCTATCTTTAGTTCGGATCTTTCCTCAGCTGAGAAGGGTGAAGCTTTGAAGTTGCTAACAGCAGCAGACCCAGCAAAAGGTCAACAGCAACGTAGGCTTAACCTAGACAGCATCCTTAAGCGTTACAATAGCCGAATCAGCGAAATAGATAGTAGCCTAAACCAGATGAACCAGTATCAAGATAAAGACCAATGGGAAAGTCTCCAAGGTCTAAAGAAAGCATTACAAGAAGAGCGTGATGAGTTGTTAGGGTTTGATGCCCTTCAAGAAGCTAATGCTGAAATGGCCAAAACACTCTTTGATCCTACTGATGAAAGTCATATGAAAAAGCTAAAGAAGTTTGAGGCAGAGTTCGAAGGTGATAGGGAAAAAATCAATAGAGCGATGAAAAAGGAATTCCGAATTGGCTGAACCAGACTTCTACAAGTACATTGAAAGTAATATCCCTGAAGACAAAACAGCAGACTTTGCCAAGTATCTTGATAGCGAACCCGTTGAGGCTCCCCCTAAAGAAGTGGTACCTGATTTCTACAGTGCCCTAAAGCCAGCGGAACCCAAGGCCGAAGCTCCTTCTCCAGAAGCTAAAGAGATGAGCATGTACGACAAGGCAGCTGATTACTTTAATCGTATAGGTACCGCAGATGATTCCTTTGGTAAAGGCTTAGTCACACAGATGGAATCAGGAGGCTTTGCTAACGCTCCAGCCTTAAAGCCTAAACCTGCTAAGCAAGTAGCTAAGGTAATGGGTGAAGTAGCTATCATGGAAGGTGTGGCAGCTGTATACGCTCCCTTAATAGGAATGGCTCAAGCAACAACATTTGCCCCCAAGGTAGTTACCGCTCTTACTAGACTTACCCAAGCAGCTACTACAGGTGAAGCAGTTGTCACTTTCTCCACTATGATGGACAAAGGCGAACTTCCAACTAAAGAAGAGATGCTGGAAGAGGGAGCCTGGTGGGTAGCAATTGATGCAGCACTCCAAGGAGCTGGTGTTCTACTTAAAGGTGGTAAGACTGCCTATGACTTTGGAAAGGCTGTAAACAATATAGCTAAGAAAGATAAGGTCTCCCGAACTCAAGTATTACGCAATCTTTGGAACTCTACTAAAGACTATGTGAACAAGAAGACTGGCAGAGAGATCTTCAATCCAGGAGATATAAAGGTACAAGATGCCGAGGTCATGGTTGACAAGGCTAAACAGGCAGAGAAGGAAGGGATAAAGGCTATAGAAGGTCCCCCTATAGAGATCAGACCTATTGATGA